TGCTCGTTGTCCGCTAGTGGAGGCGGGATGGTCATCAAATCGTCGTACGTTTCGATCTTACTGAGCCATTCCGCGTATCGGGAAGGAGTTACGTTCACTACGCCTTGCCAGAGGTCAGCGGCGTCTCGGCTGGTTGGCCAAGACTCTCCGCTCCCGTAGGTGATGGTGTACCACGGGCCATCTTGCTTGCTCACTTCTCCTTGTCTACCAGTGATTTCCACCAACTTGTGGTAGAGCATCTGGTATAGAGGGATCGCGGGGTCAAGCTCATGGAGACCCTTCATCTTATTAAGGGCGGCTGTTACGTCGGGGATGTCAGATGGTGCTACAGACAGATGGAGCTTACTCAGCAACCGCAGCGGGTCCTGGTAAGAGTAGCCTTCATCGTCCCAACAGGCGTAGAAGAAACGGGATAGGAAGGGGACCTGCTCTCCACGGCAAACCATGTCGGCTTTTACGGTGTACCCGAGTAGGGCACCCGCCGCTTCGATGGACTCCTTGGTGTTGTGGGAGACGGAATCGTCGCCTACGTAAACTCCAAGGAGGCTGAAGGCTTCCGCTGGGTCGATGTTATCCAGTCGGTAAGCCACGAATGACATAAACGCGTTCGTAATCATGTTGTCAATCGTGGTGCAGGCGCTGCCCGACAGCTGACTGGCTCCAACTTGGTATGGGAGACCTTCAGCGGTGCGAGCGGGGGCTGCAGCTTCGGCTTGTCGTAACTCTACTAGTTCTTTGCTGTCAGGAAACATCCTGAAGTAGAGTTTGGAGGTGAGGTGGGCCGTGATTTCGGGGTGCTTGGCTGCGTCCATCTTGGAGACGTCGGCGCAACACAGAGCTGCTCTGGGGGTGACTCCATCCCAGTGCATCTGCATGCTACGATTAGCCAGCTGCACGATCTTTTGTGCAATCACGGTGGGGGAATTCCCTGCGGTATACCAGGGGTGGTTTGCTTTCAGCCAGGCGGCCGCCGGTAACATGTAGCGGCCGAGAGCTAAGTTAAATTCGGGGTCCACGGTGCTGATGTTCCGCATTGGACCGCTGTTGGCGATCGCCTCGACTTTAATCATTGCTTCCACCGAGCATCGAATCCTCGTCAACATCCCCATCGCGTACGAAGCGGCGAGATTTCTGATTCTTTGCAGGGTGCCTGTCTGGTTGTCCATCACATCTTGCACGGTCCACGGTTCAAGAACGGGTGGGGCAATCAGTCCTAGGAATTCGTCCATGTAAACATGAACTTGCTCCTCGAGCTTGCCTTTCTTGTTCCGAACCATGTCGATCCTGTAGTGGACCGCGCTAAGATCGGCTTGTCTTCCTTTTGCCGGCATGACGTTCGGCGTCGTAACCATCTTGGGCAAGACGGTTCGACCGGAGACCTTGTAGGGGGCGTGTACATCATCCCTCCTGTCGCCTACAAACTGGACGAGCGTCTGGTGGGCGCGCTCAAGTCGGGGGGTGGTAAATCCGACATTATTCCAGTAGGAGGCTAACGCTCCTTGCATCAGCAACTTGTGTTCCTTGGTGAGCCCGGTGACGGTGGACTCAAGAACGTTGCCGACGGTGTAGGCGGTACACTGCTTTCCCGACACCTGCAGCCCCATCTTCACAGTTTCCCACACCTTATTGCTTACTGTGATAGTCTGAAATGCACCCTCGTACGAGAGGTGCACTTCGTAACCGCCCTCGCCGTAGTGCTCCATCCTCACCACGAAAGGCGATGACGACGAAGACACTATCAGGGTTGGGGCAGTCACCACATCCAAGTTGTTGCTTTGGAAGGGACTAATTTCATAGGTGACGTAGTACTTGTTGTTGCGTACACACGACACGTTGCAAGGGAAGGGGAACCATGCAGACAGGCATACAGAGCCGTTCCACAAACCAAAATTGGGTATTTTCCGCGTCGCCAAGTTGTCGGTCAAATAGATATATGAACCGACGGTTGTCCAGGCCTTGTGCGCTTCGTTTCCCGCTGGGTGTACGGGACGGAACACACGCATCTTTGGAGTTCGTCCGGTGACGCCAGCAGTCCATAGAGAGACAGCAGCACCGAATCCTCCATCCGCTATGCGCTGGGTTAGAGCTTCGTCGCTTTGCAGCGAACGCCATAGGGATTCGAACAGAACCGAAGATGTGGCCGTTGTTATCAAAAGAGGGAACAACCAGAGATATGACAGGGAGTCAGTCACGTCTCCGAAGACGGATTGGAAGAGGGACATGGCGAGGGACACGACCAGCGCAACCGCGTAGTGGGAGCCTGCGGCTACCAACACGTTTGCTAGGATCGCTCGGGGTAATCTGGAGAATCCGGTGAAGGACAAACCATACAAAATTACAACAAGGGGG